GCGAACCTTGACCAGTTTGCGCTGGCGAACGGGTTCGGAAAAACGACAGCGGCTATGACCGAACAGGAAAAAGTCGCGCTCCGCTATAAGTTCGTCGTAGATCAGCTGTCTCTTGCAAATGGAGACTTTGCTAAGACGAGCAACAGCTGGGCAAATCAGGTTCGTATTTTGACGTTGCAGTTTGAGTCGTTCAAAGCTGCATTGGGCCAGGGCTTTATCAATATATTAACGCCTGTTATCCAGATGATTAACACATTGATGACCCGACTCGTGGCCTTAGCGAACTCGTTCAAGTCATTTACGGAGCTTATTACCGGAAAGAAATCACGGAATAATGGCCTTGCGAATACTGCTAATGATGCGGACGCACTGGCGACTTCCGCGGATAATGCTTCCGACTCCGTAAGTAATATTGGAGATACAGCAAAGAAAACAGCGAACAAGCTGAAAAGATCTTTATTTGGTTTTGACCAGATCAATAAAGTCGACAGCAAGGATTCTAGCGCTAGTTCAAGCTCTGGACCAACGGGAGCCAGCACCGCAGGGATCGATACTGGTCTGACCGGCGCGATGAAGGAGCAGACAGAGCAGTCAAAGCTCTTAGGAGCTGGTTACGAGGCCCTGAGGGCTTCTGTGGCGCGTCTTAAAGAGTCCTTTAGTAATTTCGTCAGCGTGATCGTGTCAGGAGTCAAATGGGCTTGGGAAAACATCTTGAAGCCTCTCGGCAAATGGACACTGCAGGAGCTTGCGCCACGGCTGATAAATATTCTGGCCGGCGCTTTTGACGTGCTGACCGCTGCGCTTAAAGCGGTGGCCCCAGTATTCGAAACTGTTTGGAATGTATTCCTTAAACCGATCGCGAAGTTTGCAGGCAAGGTATTTCTACGCTTTTTAGATGTATGCGCAAATCTATTAGATAAGCTTGCTGGAGCAATAAATAAACACCCTAAGCTGTTTGCTAGCTTTGTGACTGCTCTATTAGGGCTGCTGGCGGTTAAAAAGGTAACCGCTAAATTCTCTAATGGATTAACTGCGCTTGCAGCTTATCGAAAAGGAATTGTGTCCGCGGGGTCTGTGCTGTCCGCGTTCTCTCCTAAGTTGGGGAATGTAGCTAACTCCGCAAAATTATTTGGCAATACATTGAAATATACTAAAAGCCCGCTTCGTGCTTTTTCAGCGATATTTCCTAAATTAGCGAGCCGAATAGCCGGCGCCGTAAAAGTATTAGGCCCGCTAATGCCAAAAGGGCCAATCGTGCTGGGCATAATGGCCGCGGTGGCGGCCGGTATCTTAATCTATAAGAACTGGGATAAAATCAAGAAGGCTGCGAAGAAAGTTGGCCAGGCGATTACAAAAGCGTTTAAGCCAATTGCAAATTTCTTTAAGAAGACTTGGAAAAACGCCATCAATAAAGGTGCCGATGTTATCGAGAATATGCGTGACCGCATCAAAGGCGTGGTGGATGGTCTTAAAACATATTTTGGTGGCTGGATCGATTTTATTACCGGCGTATTCACCGGCAATTGGGAAAAAGCTTGGGACGGTATAAAAGGAATCTTCACAGGATATTGGGACACAATCAAAGAGGCCCTGAACTTACCAGATCTTAATCTCGAGGCGAAAGTTTCCGCTGTAATGGAAAACGCAAAAGACTGGTGGACAGACGTAAAGGCTAATATAGCTGAAAAGGTAGAAGGGGTCAAAGCTAAAATTGCTGGCGCCCTTGAAAACGCAAAAGACTGGTGGACAGACGTAAAGGCTAATATGGCTGAAAAGGTAGAAGGACTCAAAGTTAAAATCGCTGGAGCACTTGAGACCGCATCTGACTGGTGGACAAGTGTAAAAACTTCTGCTGCAGAAAAAGTGGCCGGCATCAAAGCAAAGATCTCGGGTGAGCTTGAAAAGACCGTAGATTGGTGGACCGGCGTCAAGTCTGGAATTTCAGAGAAAATAGGAGACGTAAAGAAGGCAGTATCGGCCTATATTTCTACTAGCGCAGAAACGCTTAAAGCTGGAATTGACACACTCCTTTCCGGTATTGGTACTGTCAAGAAGGCGATTTCAGCGTATATCTCAACGACAAAAGACTCCTTAAAAGCAGCCCTAACTGAGCGGCTTAAAGAAGTAGGCAAAATTAGCAAAGCAGTGTCGGCCTATATTTCTACGGGGTCCAAAGCGCTCAAGACTGCTATCAAAACCAGACTGAAGAAAGTGGGCGCGATGAGCAAAGCTATATCTGCCTATATTTCGACATCCGCCAAGAGCTTAAAGTCTGCATTGCAGAAAAAACTTAACGCTATGGGGTCTTTTACAAAAAGCGTGAAACTGAAATTGACGGCGACAGTTTCAAACTTAAAAGGCTGGATCAACAACAATATTATCAAGCCTTTTAATAAAAAATCGCCGATCAATATTCCGTTGCTCGCTCAAGGCGGTTACGTCAAGAAGAACACACCACAGCTTGCCGTTATCGGTGATAACAGGCACCAGGGAGAAGTTGTTGCTCCGGAAGATAAGCTGCTGCAGATGGCAAGACAGGCAGCCGCTATGTCCGGCGGAGGCACAAGCCCTGAAGTTCTTGAGCTCTTGAGGGCTATCCTTAGAGCGATCGAAGCGCTTGAGTTCGAAGTGTATCTTGACGGTAAATCTATAAAGAAAAGAGTCGTGGACCTGATCAACGCTAATACAACGGCGACCGGAGTCTGCGAGTTGATAGTATAAGGAGGTGGCCCGTATGGCTGTATTCCTAGCGACCGGAGCAGACGGAAATATACATCTGCCTGCGCCGGTAAAGATCTCTGTATCTGACGAGATCATTTGGTCTGCAAATACCGGGCGATCTACTGAGTCCGGTAAAATGATCGGTGACGTGGTTGCCGAAAAGAAGACCGTAGACATAGAGTGGGGTGTCCTGGACGCAGATGACATGAAGAAAATCTCAGACAATCTGAAGTCCGGGTTTTACCCAGTGTGGGTGTACGATAACGGTGAGATGACCAAGATCGTCTCGTACCGTGGAACCCTCAAAAAAGAATATCTCGGGCTGATAAACGGCACGCACTACTATAAGAGCGCGACCGTCAGCATAATTCAGCAATAAGGAGGAAGCTATGATCGAAACAAGCGCATTGTTTGCGGAAAAAATAGCAGAATCCAGCAGGCAGTTCAGAGCAAAGCTGCTTGACCAGGGCGCTGATGTTCCGGGAACAATACGAAGTATCACGATAAATAAAGGAGCCTGCGGAGAGGAAGCTTTCTCCGTAGGCTCTGTTTATTCGTCCTACATAGAGCTCGTGATGGACGAATGCACGGTTGCGTTACAGGATAAAGAGCTTGAGCTCCAGCTCGGAGTCGTTCTGGACGATGACTCCGTAGAGTATGTCCGTATTGGGTACTACACTGTAACGAAACCGAAAAGAAATGCCTATCAGCTGACTTTTATGGCTGTAGGCAGAATAGCAGCAAAGCTGAATGTTTTGCCGAATTTACCGAGCTCACAAACTATTGAGAATTTGGCGACGGCCATCACAGATAAAACGGGAATACCGGTTATATTCAAAGGGATAAGTCCGGTAGGGACAATCGAGGAAAACTTAGCGGGGCTTACCTGTAAAGAGATTCTCGAAGTCATCACAGTCGTTCTGGGCGGATTCGCGACAGAGGACAGTGATGGAAATATAGTCGTCTGTAAGTTTTCTACGGAAAACCCGATCAACTATAACGGTGACCAGACAACTGCGCTGCCGGCGTTTAATGACTATGACTATGCGCTCAGCGGAATCAAAGTCGTGGTGTCAGAGGCCAGTGAGACTGAAGACGGAAATAGCATCTCTGAGGTATCGTTCACAAACGGTACGCCTAGAATGACGATCCAGACGAAGTATATGACGGCCGATCTATTCGGCGCGTTCGCTAAGAACGTTCTCGGATATACGTTCAGGCCTGGAACTGTTCCGATCGCGCTGGGCGATCCAAGGCTTGAACCTTGGGACTGCCTGGAATATACAGACGTACGCGGCGAGGTCTATACCGTGCCGTGCCTTAATATCGTCCATACTTTCGACGGTGGCCTGTCGACTAATATCACAGCTCCGGGCAGCAGCGAGTCGGACGACGCGGCGCAGACGAAAGGGCCTTTAGTGCAGCAGCTCGCGAGAATTGCCGCAGATATTCTGACCGCTCAGGAGGCAATACTCAAGCGCCTTAGAGCTGATGAGATTCTGACTGATGACATCAAATCAGCGACCGGCAGCTTCACGAAATGGCTTACCGGTGTAAGGATCCTCGGTGACCTGATCGAGGCTGAAACGCTGAGAGCGAATACTCTGATCATCAGAGGAACAGATGGGCTATATAGACGGCTCAATATCGACTCTCTTGGGCAAATGACCGTCGACGCCGATGAGAAATACAGTCAGGCTTTAGACGGCTCCGTGCTGGTCAAAGAGTCTGTAACGGCTGCAGAGATAAACGTATTTGACCTGTTCGCCCAGAACATCATCTCGACTGGTGATTTTAATATGGGCGGAAAAGGCGCGCTGGTTTATGATGCTGAAACAGATACTCTCTTGATCAGAGCTCGTGATATTACGATCGGAGACTCTCCGGCGGTATCGAAAGAAGAACTTGAGCGCTTAGAAATCGGGTCGAGAAACTTTGTCCGGAACAGTAAGAACTTGATTTTTGGTGACTACCATTTCGGGGCTGAGCCTATAAAGAAATTTAAGCTCAAGACGCCGGCGATCACTATGGAGTCAGACAAACTTGGTCGACCTATAATCTGGACGATCAAAGAATTGAGCGACGGAACTACCGCAAAACTCGGTGAGGCGGTACTAGGCGCGATGGTATTAGGCTCGGAATAAAAGGAGGTATAAATTTGGCAACTTATATTAAAGGTAGCGCGGTTGCAAATGCGACAAGCTACGAATTATTTGAAAAGATGGCTGATGGTAATTACGTCAGCCGTGATGAGAAACCGGAGCTCAATTTTGACGTCTCCGCTTTGGGCCTTGGTGAAGGTGATCACGTACTGGTGGCTGTGGCTAAGGCTGATGATTATGAGACTTCGGCGTATTCCAACGAGGTTGTTTACACAGTGGGCGCAAGCGGCAGCTCCGGCTCCGGTGGAGGCTCAGGTGGTGAAGATACTGGTAATTCTGGCGATAGTGGTAACACAGACACTAGTCCATTTATCAACTATTTTAATAAATCTGATCCCGATGTAAATACAACACAGTTTAGGCTTGGTAATACAGGTGCATGGTCGGATGGAACTGCTACTGGCTACGGACAATCCGGCTATTTCCCTTGTTCCGCTGGTGATAAGATTAGAGCTGGTCGTATTGATCCGAGCACTGGAGTTTGGAAAGCAAATAATGCAGTAGGTATTTGTTTCTTTGATGCAAATAAAAACTATATCAGCGGTCTAACAGCAGCGACTGTTGCTTCTGGAGATGCTTCAGACGATAGAACTTATATCGCTCCTAATAATAACAATATTGCATACGCAAGCGTATCTGTTAAAACTACTCTCTTTGATATTTTCATGATTACTATCAATGAAGATGGAGTTCCGACTGAGTATGTTGCATATAACGCATCGTAATTAAAGGAGGGACAAAATATGTATTCAAGACAACATTTTCAAGATGGTAAAGTTCTACAGGCAGCTCAGTTAAATCTAATGGACAAATCTCTTGCTGAAGATGTAGCTGGTAATCATTGGAATGGGAAAACTTGGTATGCTTATGGGACATCCATCACTTCAGAATCCCAAGGTAAATATGTCCCTTATGTTGCTCAAATGAGTGGTATGGATGTTATAAACAAAGGCATTGGCGGTGGAGGATTGGTCTCTAATAACAAAGTTAAGGCTGCTATTATGAACACTACCGATGGAAAATTAAATGCAGATTTAATTACAATCGAAGTGAGTGCAAATGATGGTGGGGCAGAAACAGGTGATCCGCAAGACAACGGAGACACTACTTTCTGTGGCGTGTTAACACAGTGCATCAATTATCTATTGCAGAATACGAACGCCCAAATTGTAGTAATGATGTCTACATTTGGAAAAACAGGTAGTAGTGGAGCCAGTACAGAGCCTACTCCTACCAATTATAAGTACATGACTAGAGCAATAGCTATGCAACAAGTTTGCCAAAAGTGCGGAGTTTATTATATTCATTTTGGCGACGGTTCTGGAATGGGATGGGCAAGAATGAACAATAATATGGGCATAAGTTATAACTCTGATTATATTCACCACAACACGCTGGGCGGATATAATATTGCTCATGCTGTTTGGAGCCAGTTGAAAAACATTCCTCTGTGGTATACGGAAGTTCCAACAGTAGAAGAAGATGATAGTATAGTTGTTGAGTATACCGTTACGTATGATTTGTCTAACGTGACTTGCTCTACTACCCAAACAAAAGCGTATTCTAACGAAGAATTTTTGGCAATATTCACTGTGGAAAGCGGATACACGTTAGATTCAGTGCAGATTACTATGGGTGGTGTTGATATAACTGCTTCTCATTATAGTAATCTTAACGTCACAATCCCTAAACCATCTGGAGACATCGTGATCAAAGTCAGTGCAAAATAGAGAGGTGATAACACATGGCACAACTTAACACACCAGTTATAGAACTGGTCAAAATGCTCGACCCGCCTATTATCGACCTCGTAACTGTATCAGATAATGCTCTTGAGTCTTGGACAATGGTCAGCCCGTTCGGTAGATTAGATGAGTGCGCAAAATTCATCATCGGAGATACCGAAGACGCATTTGCGCTTGAAGACGTAGCGACCGCCGGGAAAGAATATACTCTCAGCTTCTGGCTGAAGTCAGATGCTGCGGGGTATGTCAGAACGACCGGCGGGGGAACATTCAAGGCAAGTGCCGACTGGGTAAAATGCGTGTCGACTTTTACAGCAGAGGAAACGGGGCTATCATTTTCATTTGATACGCCTGGCGAGTATTACATCTATAACACTCAGCTTGAGCTTGGCAATAAGGCCACTGACTACAGACCGGCGACGGAAGACGTTGACGAGGGAATCTCTAATGCGCAGAAAGCTGCAGAAGAAGCGCGAGCGAAAGCGGAAGCCAGCGGAAAAGCGCTGGAAGATTTCCTTGTGGGAGATTTCGCTAAAGAGCTGGCTGAGATCAACAACCAGCTCGATAAGAAAGCAGAGACGTGGTACCAAGATACAGACCCCGCTCTGTTGTGGGACACCGATGAGAAGAAAGCAGCCCATGCCGGAGACATTTGGTACGATACGGTCAATAAGAAAAGCTTCATCTATATGTATACTCAGTCTGAGACTGAACCGCCTGAAACGGAGGCCCCTCCAGAAGGGCAGCTTGCAGCGCCGTTTATCACGATCACAAGCTATGGCTGGCGCGAGAGTGATGGAGTACCTCAGGAAGTCTACGACAAAATAGATGGTAAGGCGCAGATATTCTCTTCACAGCCTACGCATCCGTACTATGTGGAAGACTTATGGGTGCAGCCGGCAGTAGTTGACGAGAACGGCAACGAAATAGAGCCGGCCGGGGAAATCATGATCTGCGTCGAGAAGAGTACACCGGCTGGGTTTAATGAAGCGCACTGGGCGCCGGCATCAAGGTATATCGGGCAGGCCGAACTTAAACACTGGATAGATACCGACTACGCGGATGACCTTAAGGCAATCAACGGGCAGCTGGACGGTAAATCCGAAACCTGGTGTCAGTCTACAGATCCGTCTCTCGAATGGGACACAGAGGCAAAAAGGCAGCTCCATGTAGGCGACCTGTGGCTTGACCCTACAACAAAGGAAACATATATCTATACAGCCTCAGGGCCATTGGGCGAGCCTACTCCGGTAGACGGCAAGCTCGCGACACCGTATATCGTGCTTTACTCCTGGGAACCTACTTTTGAGATCCCGCAGGAGGTCTTTGACAGGATAGACGGCAAAGCGCAGATGTTTACGGAAAAACCTGAAAAAGACTACTTCGTAGGCGATTTATATATCGAGGAGCCCGACGAGGACGGGGACAGAGAGATCTATAAATGCGTGAAAGACTATGACCCTAAAACTGCAGACTTTGATACCGACTGGGCCCCAGTAATTGACGGAAAGCACCTGATCAAGAAGATCAACTTGAGCGCAGATGAATTCCAAATCGAAGCAGAAAAAATCAACCTGATCGGTAAGGTCAAGGCTGAGCATATTGATACTGAGGATTTATTCGCTGAGGACATCGTGGCAACCGGATCTATAACAGGGCTGACGTTTATAAGCGAAGGTAAACTGACTGAAGAGAACCTGCCACCTAGCATGCCAAATCTCGCGCTCATACTTAATGAGGCGAAGATGGAAGCGTCAAACTCGTTGCTGACTTTCTTTGTGGGTGAGAGCGAAGCCTATGACCATCTAAAGACTGAGCATACTGGTTTTGGTTCGCAATATACGGCGAAAAGTGAAGATGACCTGGGCCTGCCATGGAGTGACTACGCGGAGCAGTCTCTGGGCGTAAGCTCTTTCGGTATCGTCTTCCAAGGCAGAAAAGCCGGAGCATCTGACTTCGAAACAATATTCAGCGTGGAACGCAACGGTGCGTATTGGAAAGGCAGCAAGTTAGTCACCGAAGATGCTTTGAGTTCGAAGTCATACCTGACTGAAAGCGCCTTTGAGGAGTACTTAGCCGAAGACGTGGAAAACGCGGTCCTGAGAGCGGTTGAAGACGGCGACGGAAATGTGATCACTGATACATATCTGCTGAAAGAGGGCGATACGATTACTGGTGACCTGTTATTCAAGCCTGACCCGGACTTAGAGTCTGTCAATTTTAACGTACTTGACGGTAGTTTGTTCGTGACTGTAGGAAATGAGTCAACGAACACCGATGCGCCAGGAAATACTATAGTCACGCTTAGCCGAATGGGTAACTTTTATCCAGATGAGATCCAGTCAACTGAGCATTGTAATATAGGAAAATCCTCAAAACGTTGGCAAGGCGTATACGCAAAGACGGGAAACTTCTCTGAGTCTGTGAAGTCTCCAAGCTTCCAAGGCGGTAGAGTAAACGTTGATATAAAGGCCGCAGACACGCCGACAAAAGTTTCAGTTACGTTTGACACACCGTATAGCAGTAAGCCGATCGTAGTAGCGACACCTTACTCGACCGTGCCCGGCTCAATTGTTTCCGGAGTGGGCGTCTATAATATCACGACTACCGGTTTTGATTTATATCTCACGCGAAGCAACAAAGTACAGTCTACTGTAGCTTGGTTTGCATATGGCGTATAAGAAAGGAAATACATATGACTAAAAATGAAATGGTTGCAATGAGAAAGGCTTTAGGCACTATCGGAACAAAGGACAAAGACACAATCACGATGGCCAATGTTCTGCAGTTCCTGGACCAGAAGATAGGAGATGCTGAAAGGGCTGAAAAGATCGCACAGCAGATGAAGGCCGCTGCTGAAAAAGCTCCGAAAGATGAGGAGCCTAAAAACAAAGCATAGTTGAACCGGAGAGGTTTTCCGAAAGGAAGGCCTCTCTTTTTATTAAAGGAAAAGGAGGTCCACCATGGAAAAAAGAAAAATTTTCGATGTTGAAATCGGTGACGACGATGAAGTTACAGAAGAAACTCAGGTTGAGTTATCAGATGGGAAAGGAGAGGAAGACTAATGGGATATAGTAAATTAGCTACATACAAAAGAATGTCTCCGAACTGCACCAAGCCGAGAAGGGGAAAGATTAAGAAGATCGTCATCCACCACATGGCCGGTAAGCTGACCGTTCAGCAGTGCGGCGCCGTATTTGCGAGCTCTGCGAGACAGGCTTCTTCTAACTACGGGGTCGACTATAACGGGAAGATCGGCGTATATGTTGATGAGAACAACAGAGCCTGGACTACGGCGAATCCGGTAGACCATGACGCCGTAACTATCGAAGTTGCGAACTGCAAAACCGGCGGAAACTGGCCGGTAAATGCGAAGGCCCTTGAGGCTACGATCGACCTGTGCGTTGACATCTGTAAGAGAAACGGCATCAAGAAACTCAACTACACCGGGGATAAGTCCGGAAATCTGCTCATGCACAAATGGTACGCGAATACAGCTTGCCCTGGGCCGTACCTTGCTAGCAAGTTCCCATACATTGAGCAGGAAGTGAACAAGCGACTGGGGGACGACTCCTTCAAGGTGAAGTTTAAATCTAAGATGAATGTGAGAGTCGGAGCCGGCACAGATAACAAACGCGCTAAGAACGATAAGGGCAAGTTTATCACTTGCCAGAAGGGCTACACCTACACGATCGTGAAAACGAAGAAGGTGAACGGCGTGCTCTGGGGCAAGCTGAAGTCCGGAGTCGGCTGGGTATGTATCGCGTCTAAATATTGCACGAGAGTGTAGGAGGTAAATAATAATGGATATGATTGTTAGAATGCTTGATGAGGCAGCGCATGACCACCTGCTTCAGCTCGTAGCAATAGCGGTGGTCTGTGATACCGTGTTTGGTGTTCTCAGAGCGATTAAGGAGAAAAAGTTCAACTCCTGTATTGGCATTGACGGCGCGATCAGAAAGATCGCAATGATCATCTCGCTTGTGTTCACGTTTTTAGTGGACCAGGTGATCGATATTAACCTGATCGGTTTTATTCCGATCGAAGCGAGAGAGTTTCTGGGGCTTGAGTTCATCGGCCTTGCCGGATTCTTCGCGCTGTTATATATCGCATATGAGATTGTAAGCATTATAAAGAATATGGCCTTGTGCGGGCTGCCTGTGAAAAAGATATGGCTCAAAGCAAAAGAGCTTTTGGGAAAATATACAGACGAATTGCCAACTGAATAACGATATGATTGGATCCCCGGGATTTACTCCCGGGGCGATTTTTTTTTCTAAAAAAATGAAATTAGGGGGCTCCCGATATGCCCAATGGGCGTTATAATATAAATGTAAACAAGCTAAGGAGGAAATTCAAATGAAAAAAGATTGTATGCACTGTAAGCACTGCGTAATTAAAATTGGGGCTTACACAAAAGCTCGTATCAACACATGTAGCTGCGAAGATGACTTAAGCAAAATGTCGATGGAAGAACTGCTCCAAGCTATTAGATCCGGTATTTGTAAACAATTTGAGCCGGGCGAACCTGTATGGACAAACGAAATTACTTTTGATGACTAAGGAGGAAAACAATGTACATAGTAAAATTATCCGCGCATGGCAATATCGACCATGCGCAAGGCCCTAGCGCTGAAATTGCGGATCCTAAATTCGCAAAGGTAGAAACATTTGACGCCGCGCTCAAAGTGGCGTATGATTATATCCAAGAGAATTGCCTGGGCGCAGGAAATTGGACCGGCGGCTTTGTGTATTTAGAATCCACAGGAGATTGTATTGGTTGGATCTCTTATAATAACCGTTTCTGGCCACATGGCTCAAAAGTATTTGAAGAAAGGATAGGATGCTGGAATGCCTAAAAATATAATAAGAGAAATGAGAGAAGAGGCGGGCTTTACGAAAGTAAAGTTCTGCGAATACTTCGGGATCCCGTATCGTACCGTGCAGCATTGGGAAGGCGGTACTCGGGACTGTCCGGTCTACTTGGCCGAGCTGATCCGCTATAAGTTAGAGAATGAGAAATTGATAGCCCCTAAGGAATAGGGGCTATTCTTATATAATAAAAAAGCTCCTGAGCGCTACACTTTTACAAACTGCTACACCAACTGCTACGGCCCGACTTATTGACTTTTCAATAGTTATAGAATATAGTAGCAGTTGTAGCAGTTATATCTAATAAACTTTATAGAGTATATATTTTTAAGATGCCTAATCAAAAAACTACATTATATATAAAGTTTCAAAACCAAACTGCTACTGCTACAACTGCTACTATTTGAGATCGACAACAAGGGCGAAACCGTGTGACCAACATACGAGAGTTCGACCAGATTCACGTGTGGTCCACCATTAAGAAGGTGTAAAATTACACCTTCCTTTTGTTTTTTTAAGTAAAATTGTTGATTACACTTGATTACACTTTTGAACTAACGCTTCTTCAAATTGAGCAATCTTTTCTTCTTCAGTATTGCGATCGAAGTAGTAACAGTTTAAGGTGGTTTTTTCATCACAGTGACCTACCGCTTCTCTGACAGTGTTCAAGTTTACATTAGAGTCAAGGAGTGTTGAAATGTAGGTCTTTCTTGATTTATGAGAACTTTTTTGAATTCCACATATTGCCTTACTGTACTTAATATGCAAAGATTCTACAGCTTTGTATGGGAGAGGTTTATCATTAACAGAGAAGATGTAGCCTGTTGATGAAACTCCTAATACTTGTTGTTTTTCTTTTGCAACTTTGATGATTAACTTT